CCGCAAGAGCGCAGATCAGGCGCTCGCCGTCGTCATGATGGTTGTCGTCTCCAGTATGGAGCAGGCAGAGCAAGACGGTAACACATGCTGGTCGCAGAAGACGACGCATTGAGGGGAATGCGATGAATAAGCATGTCTCGCCCAATGACATATTCATGGGCGAAGATCCTGATGATCTTTTAGAGCGCCTCAGTATCTCCGACGATCGAGAAGCTTGCGACGGCAATCTCGTTGAGTTCATTAGGCGCGCCTGGCATGTCATCGAACCTGGCGCCGAATATGTCCATGGCTGGCACATCGATTACATTGCCGAATCATTGATGGCCGTTACGTTTGAAGAAGAGTTTGAGGATGGCTCCCCGTATAACCGGCTAATGATTGCCGTGCCTCCGGGCGCTATGAAATCGCTTATGGTTAACGTCTTCTGGCCGGCTTTCGAGTGGGGGCCATGTAAGCTTCCGCACATGCGGTATATTTGCGTATCGCATAGCCAAGAGCTTGCAATTCGCGACGGTCTCAAAATGCGCCGGCTGATCGAATCAGATTGGTATCAAAAGCGATGGCCGGTGCCTCTCGCGAAAGATCAGAATCAGAAGCAGAAATTTGAGAATCTATTTACTGGCTTTCGCCAATGCTGCGCCATCAACTCAATAACCGGCGCCCGTGCAGATCGGGTTATTGCTGATGATCTCTTGTCGGTCTCTGACGCCGCTTCTCAACAAATCAAAGATACTACGAATCAACAGTTCTTCGAGGCAATCCCGACGCGGCTCGTTAATCCAAAGCAGTCAGCCATCGTGGTTATCCAGCAAAGGCTGGCTGAAGACGACATCATCGGCAGTATCTTGGACCGGGATTTGCCATACGATTACCTGATGCTGCCCATGCGCTATGACCCTTCCAGGGCGCAGCCATCGCTTCTTGGCCTTGAAGATCCACGCAAGCAGGAGGGAGAGCTCCTTTTCCCCGATCGCTTTCCAGAAGAGGTTGTTGCGCGCGATGAGCTCATCATGGGGCCGTGGGCGGCAGCTGCTCAATTCCAGCAATTGCCAAGTCCTAGAACTGGCGGCGTTATCAAGCGCGAATGGATACCGGAATGGAAGCGCGCTTCTTATCCTCCTTTTGATTTCATCATTGCTGCCGTCGATGGCGCCTATACGACCAAGGCTGAGAACGATCCATCCGCCATGACCGTTTGGGGCGTTTGGTCTGGAGGCGATCAGACCGCGCAAATAACTCGATCGATCACATCTGACGGCGAGATGATGGCCGCTGTTGAGCGAACCTACACGCAAGAGCACCCCAAGGTCATGCTCATGTATGCGTGGGCAGAGCGCCTAGAGTTCCACGATCTTGTTCAGAAAGTTCAAGAGACGATGTATGATTACGGCGTCCACAAGCTGCTGATCGAGAACAAAGCTTCTGGTATCAGCATCGCCCAGGAGATGCGCCGGCTATACGGCCATGAAGACTTCGGCGTTCAGCTGATCGATCCCAAGGGACAAGACAAGCTTGCGCGCCTCTATTCGATCCAGCATCTCTTTGCTGAAGGACTGATCTGCGCGCCAAAGCGATCGTGGTCTGAAATGGTCATCAATCAGCTGGCGGTCTTCCCGAAGGGCAAGCACGATGACTTAGTAGACACCACAAGCATGGCGCTAAAGCATTTGCGCGATCTTGGCCTTCTCGTGCGCAATGCTGAATGGACGGCGGACCTTGATCAAAGTAGATTACATCAAGGCGCTCCGCCGGAGCCGCTCTATCCCGTTTAATAGGAAAGACAATGCGCATTTTATGCAATGCGACGGTCGATATTATCGACGCGCCGCCAGCCCACGGCAAAGGCTTGGGAAAGTTCAAAGTAGAAGTCTGGGGCAAGGAACCGCACGATTATGTGCGTATCTATGAAATAACTGCGCGAGATGATAATATGGCCGCGCGCGAAGGTCTCGACCGTTTCGTTGAAGAAATTGGCAAGCTGATTGCAGACAAAAATGAGGAAAGCGAATGAATTTTTCGCAGGCTCTTGACCTGATCAAGTGGGGTCAGCCAATGACGCGCGAGGCTTGGGGTAATCCAGCCGTTTACGTCGTCAGAGATCCTCCCGTCCCAGGCGATGATTATAACATCAATAAACGATTGGCAGACGGCACGATGGTTCCTTGGGAGCCAACGGTTGATGACATTATGGCTAATGATTGGGCCACCACAGTAAGGATTGATTGATCATGCCGATGACGCCGGGCTTGCCCTACAATATTCGTCAAGAGCAGCAAGCACCGGCAGGGCTTGGCGCCGCTGAAGATCTGATGGTTGAGATTGAAGAGGGGCCGGACAAGCCAAAGACTGATGAGAGCGGCAAGATCTTAACGATTGAGCATGATGACGGCTCCATCACGGTATCGCTTGATGGCCGTTCGCTTGATGGCGATTCAGATGCCGCTCGCGCAGAAGAGTGGTTTGGCAATCTCGTTGAAGACATAGACCAAGCAACGCTTGGCCGCATTGCAGAAGATCTGCTTCGCGGCGTTCGCGATGACTTAGATAGCAGGCAGGATTGGATTGAAGACCGCGCCCAAGGCATGAAGCTTTTGGGCTTGAAGGTTGAGATACCAGGTTTGCAGGGCGCCGTTGACGGTGCGCCTGTTGAAGGCATGAGCCGCGTTCGCCATCCATTGCTACTTGAAGCGGTGCTCCGCTTCCAAGCCAATGCGCGCAGCGAGTTGCTTCCAACTGACGGTCCTGTGAAGGTTCGCGATGATGCGGATAAAGATTCGCCAGAGCAGCAACAGCTTGCTGATGCGTTGGAGAACGATCTTAATCAGTATCTGACGGCGGTAGCCAAAGAATATTATCCTGATACTGACCGCATGCTTTTCATGCTTGGCTTTGGCGGCACGGCCTTCAAAAAAGTTTACTTCTGCCCATTGCGCGGCAGACCTGTAAGCGAGACGGTCGATGCTGATGACTTGATCGTTAACAATGCGGCGACGACGCTAGACGACGCAAAGCGCATAACGCATCGCGTCTTCATGCGCCCGTCAACTGTGCGCAGATTGCAGATCCTTGGCGTTTATCGCGACATTGATCTGACAACGCCAAATCAATATCAGGCCGATGAGGTGCAACGCCAGAAGGCAGACGTTCAAGGTATCTCGATTGATTCGATGAACCCGGACGATCGCGACCGGGAGATCTATGAGATTTATTGTGAGCTCGACATACCGGGCTTCGAGCACAAATATAAGGGGAAAGAAACTGGCCTCGAAATTCCGTATCGCGTAACGATCGATGTGAGCTCGCGAGAGATCCTCTCAATAGTGAGGAACTACGATGAGCCAACGGGAGAAGAAGGCGACGAACTGCCTGAGTCCAGAAACAATTTTATCAAATATACTTTTGTTCCTGGTATGGGTTTTTACGATATCGGTTTACTTCATATTTTGGGTAATACCACAAACGCGGTTACTGCCGCTTGGCGCGAGATGCTCGATGCCGGCATGTATGCTAACTTCCCCGGCTTCCTTATGGCGGATACTGGCGCGCGTCAGAATACGAATATATTCCGCGTTCCGCCGGGCGGTGGGGCGTTAGTTAAGACGGGCGGCATGCCAATCAATCAGGCCATTATGCCATTGCCTTACAAAGAGGCTGGAGCAGGCTTGATGAACCTTGTCACTAATATTGTTGAGACGGGACAACGCGTTGGCGGCACGGCTGAAGTTGCTGTTGGCGAAGGGCGCAACGATGCGCCTGTCGGAACAACGATTGCGTTGATTGATCAGGCGACGAAGGTTCTCAACTCAGTTCACAAGCGCATGCATGCTTCGCAGGCAGAAGAGTTCCAGTTGCTTGTGCGCTGCTTCCGCGAACATCCAGAAAGCTTCTGGAAGAAATGCCGCAAGCCATCAATTCAATGGAGCGAAGCTATCTTCATGCAAGCAGTCAATGACTGCGAGCTTGTTCCGCAAGCAGATCCAAACACGGCAAGTCATACGCAGCGCGTCATGAAGATCATGGCGTTGAAGCAATTGCAGCAACAAAATCCAGCTATGTATGATCCAAAGGCGATCGACATGGCGGCGTTGAAGGCGATGGGCTGGAGCAACCCAGAACAGTTTATGGTTCCGGCTGAGACGCAGCAACAAGTCCCGCCGGAAGTTCAGAAGGCGATGGCAGAGCTTCAGATCTTGAAGCAGGAGGCAGACGCCAAAACGGCGGTAGCCCAGGCTTCGGTCCAGGAGTCGCAAGTCGATGGCCAAGCGCGTCTGATGGATGCAGAGACCAAGCGCATCCTTGCGCAAGCCAAGTTGCAAGAGACGCAAGCTAAAAGCGGCGTAGAAGCGCCACGCGGCGAAGATCCTTGGCGCCAGGTAGACGCAGAAGCAAAGATGATGGACGCAGAGACGCGCCGCATACTTGCAGAGCTAAAGGCTGCCGATCTTGGTCTTAACGTAGATAAGATGCAGATGGAATCAGATCACCGCGAAGCTGATCGCATTCTTGATTCGCATCATCGCGCTGCTGATCGTGCAACGCAGTTGGCTAAAAACATTAATCCTGTTGAGGGTGAATAATGTCCCGCATCATTGAGCGCGCTCTATCAATCATTAATGATAATCTGAAGGATCAGACCACAAGCTTTGCTGATCCTGTCAGCATCAAGCCAATGGCGCGTGGCGGCGATGTTAAAGGCCGTATTTTGCAGGACGAATATCCTACGCATTATCTTCCGCATATCGGTCGCCAAGTGATGGCTGATGGCGGTGCACCTGTTAAGGGCTTTGAGGGACGCGTATTTAGCCCACCTCCTGTTGAGGAGCCTGTCTCCGCTGAAGGCGTAGAAGCTTATCACGGTTCTCCGCATGAGTTTGAAAATTTTGATATAAGCAAGATTGGCACGGGCGAAGGCGCGCAAGTTTATGGGCATGGACTATATTTTGCTGGGAATGAAAATGTAGCAAAGTATTATAGAGACTCTCTTACTGATCCCGACAATGTTCCTTTGCATTTTAAGGGAAAGCCTGTTGATACAGTTTGGAATGATGAAATATCTGATCGATGGAAAGATATTGTAAAAAAATTACCAAAAGATCATGAGGATGATTTTCAAACAGTTATGGGTAATCTTTCTCAAATTAACAATATGTCTGACCTAAAGCATATTCGCGCTAATTTAGATCGCAAACAAAATAATATTCTTGATAAAATTGTTTTACCGGAACTTTCTAAACCAGAGATAGGTTCCGGTCATATGTATGAAGTTCGTATTGATGCGCATCCAGAAGAACATTTGCTTGATTGGGATAAGCCACTAAAGGATCAGCATCCTAATGTTCTAGCTGCATTTAACAAATCTGTTATTCCTATTAAAGATGACGAAGATAAGATGATACATGAGATGTATGGCAATAAGGCCGCTCATGAATATCTTGGGTTATTTGATAGAAGCAAGGGCTCTCAGGCATATAAGACGTTTGCTGAACATCTTGGTGGACCTGAGAAAGCAAGCGCCGCCTTGGCAGAAGCTGGCATTCGCGGCATCCGTTATCTTGATGCTGGCTCACGCGGTCAAGATGAGCAAAGCGGCTCGCATAACTACGTCATATTTGATCCGAAGCACATTAAGATCAAGCGCCGTTATGCAGAAGGCGGAGAGATTCCAGAAAAGGATGATGAGGGAATAGCAGCTTATGCTTTTGGTAATTCTATCCCGCATCTTGATCAAAGAATAAAAAATGAATATCAAGGTTCGCATCAATCTCCAGGGCCAGAAAATGGCGCGCCTTTATGGAGAATGCATGATTTATATCCAGATGATTTATATTCCTCAAATGGATTTAGATATTACGCAGATTATGGCCTCCCTTACGATAGAGAAGGGTATAACAGGGCGATATCCTATGTAAATCGGCCAAATAGCTTCGTAACAATTTATAGGGCGGTTCCTAAAGATACTTCTATTAAAAATATAAATCCAAGTGATTGGGTTACTTTAACAAGAAGCTACGCAAAAGATCATGGAGAATCCACTCTTGGGGGCGAATATAAGATATTAAAAAAAATGGTTAGAGCCAGAGATCTTTTTACTCATGCAGATTCTATCCATGAATTTGGATACAATCCACAGCCTCGCGTATCTGATGACGAAATAGTTTCAAGAATGTCCGATGAAGAGGCTAAAAATAAATTAGAAAGATTGTCTCCACAGGCAAGGACCACCTTAAAGCGAGCTCTTGAAAATAGATTAGCGCCAAAGAAAGCATACGGCGGAGATGTTGAAGATAACGATATTCAACTTTCTCCTGATGCTGAGGCCATAGATGAAATGCCTGATCAGGCGTTCAATTCTGCCAAGACATCACGCAATCAGATCCCTGCATTGTTTAATAGCCCAGCGTTTGAACGCAATAAAGGAAGCCGCAATCTAGATTACGGCGGTGGCGCTTTCGACAAGGGATCAGAATATCTTGCGCAAGAGCATGGCGTTGATAGCCAAGTTTACGATCCTTTCAATCGATCAAAAGAGCATAATGATTTTGTATTGAAGGGCTTTAAGAAAGAACCCGCAGATACAGCAACAGTTGCAAATGTGCTTAATGTGATTGCGGAGCCAGAAGCTCGTATGCATGTCATTAAACAAGTCCATCAACATATTAAGCCAGACGGCAAAGCTTACTTCACAGTTTATGAAGGCGACGGGAAAGATAAGAACAGCGGCAACTCGCGCATGACGCGCGATGGCTGGCAAGAGAATCGCCCAACGCATTCTTATGTCGAAGAGATCAAGCAAGTGTTCCCTGATGTGCGTCTTTCCGGCAAGACGATCATCGCCAGTAAAAAGCCAGCGAAAGCTTACGGTGGCTCTATCCCTGGACCAAAGCTTACGGAAGAAAACGCCGATGACTTTGCGCGTCGTTTGATCGCTTGGACGTTCGCCACGGCGCCACTGTTCCAGCGCGCTGCTGGCGGCTCTGTTATTGATGATCCACTTGATGTATTATCCAAACTTCGCCGTTGATGGGCGAGACGGGGACGCCCGTAAAAATCCGGCCGGAGAACAAGAATGTATGAATTAGCTAAAAGCTCACGCGATAAGATGAAGGCGAAAGCCCGTCGTCTCGCTAACCCAGGTGACTATTACAAAGACCAAGAGGTCTCCAGCGCGGATTGGTCTCCAGCGCCTCCTCTCAAAACTGAGATGAAGACCGGCGCGCGTCCAATTATGAAGCCATCGTCCAAAGGCACAGGCGAATCATACGCCGCTCGCGATACGAAAAAGGCTATTGGCGCAGACATGAAGCGCGGCGCTTTTAAAGCCGGCGGCGCTGTAAAAGGCAGCAAGATTCCTTCCGCAGAAGAGACGCTATCCACAAAAGCGATCGTTGGTTCTAACCCTATTAAGCCAACGCGCGGCGCAGCTGGCCACTATAAAAAAGGCGGCGCGGTTAAAAAGGCTGATGGCGGCGATGTTGATGCTTCAAAAGCTCCGCAAAGAACCACAGCTTCGCAAAATGTTTATTCGCCTAAATATAATGAAGATGCTGTAAACAAAGCGATTGCTTCATCAAATAGATCTGGCCAACGCATTAGCGGCAAAGAATCATCGGCTATTAAAGCTTTGTTGAAGGGCCGCACTGGCCGCGCTGGCGGTGGATCGGCTCTTGAAAAAATGGTCGGCAAACCAAAAACCGGCAGCGACATGAGCCAAGTCGGAAAGATGGGAACTGCTAACTATACGCAAGAAGAGAAGGGCGCTCTTAATCGCGTATTAAACAAAGAAGATTCGTTGCCAGAACCAGCTGAAGCAGCAGAGCGTTCCGGAAAATATCAAAACTACAAGAAGGGTGGCCGTGCAGAACGCAAAGCAGGCGGCCGCACTCGCGCCAAGGGCAAGACGAATATTAACATCGTTATCGCCGCTGGCCGCAAAGCTGGCCCAGAAGCTCCAGCGTTGGATATGGCCGCTGGCATGCCTTCGGCTCCTGCAAACATTCCTGTGCCTATGCCAGGCGCTGGCGCTCCGCCTCCAGCTGCAATGCCTATGGGCGGCCCTCCAGGCGCTCCTACGCCAGGCATTCCAGGTCTGCCTCCAGGCCGGAAGGCTGGCGGCCGCATCACCAAGATTGCAAGCTCATACAAGGATATGCAGGCTGGCTCTGGCAGCGGCGAAGGCCGTTTGCAGAAAACTGATATCGCCAAGAAGCATCATGACGCGCCTGCGCGTAAGGCTGGCGGCAAGGTCTACAGTTCCTATAAGGACATGGATGCGGGTGCTGGTTCCGGTCCCGGTCGTCTAGAAAAGACTGAGATCGAAAGGAAACAGAGAGCTCGCGGCAAGTAATTGCAGCGATCGGGGTCGGTCGTCATCCCCCTTTATGACGGCCGGCCTCATTAAATTTAAAGGGACCAGTGAAAGGGGCTGGTTGTGGCGACGTATACAAGAACCCATATGTTTGAGCATGAGCTCAAAAAACTTATTGAGATCGAAATCGAAAGACTGAAAGAGAATATGTCTCTTGGTTTAATCTCAGATCATGAAGAATACCGGCAGATTGCTGGGAAGATCGCGGGTTTGCGCCTCGCGATTGAATATATGGCTGAAGCAGACGCCATATGTAACGGTAAAGCGCGAGACTAACGAAAGGGGAACCCATAATGTCAGCCATGTTGATGGATCATGAGATTGATCCAAAAGAAAAGATTTTAAAAGAGCTTGGAGATCTGTCCAATATAGAAATATTCAACAATCAGATTCTTGTCGCCGTCTATGTGCGCCCAGAAAAAACTAAGAGCGGCTTGTATCTTTCTGATTCGATGCGCTCAGAAGACCAATTTCAAGGCAAAACTGGCTTGTTAGTTGGCATGGGGCCGGCTGCTTTTAATGATGAAAGCGGTCAGTGGTTCAATAACGCCAGTTTTAATCTGCATGATTGGCTTGTGTTCCGGCCTTCTGATGGCTGGAGCATAAAAGTTAACGGCGTTTTGTGTCGAATGATGGCTGATACGCAAGTAAAGGCAAGAATTTCCGGCCCAGATCAGGTTTGGTGAGGAGAATTATATGTCTGATGAACAAGAACATATTGAAGTAGAGCTAGAAGAGCCAAAAAAGGACGATGAGCTTAAAGTTGAGGTCAAAGATGACCCAGAACCAGAGAAAAAAGCGAAGAAAGCTGAGAAAACTGAAGAAGTAGCGCCAGAAGACGGCATTCAAGAGCTTAAAAAGCGCCTTGAACAAGAAAAGCAGGCTCGCATTGAGGCTGAACGCCGCGCGCATCAGGCAAATAACCAGATCAACAAGGCTTACCAAGAGGTAAAAGATACAAATTACCAGTTGGTGACGAATGCGATTGAGACGGTAAAGAGCCGCGCTGAAATGTTGAAGAACGCCTACCGCGAATCAATGTCGGTTAGCGATTTTGACAAGGCTGCTGATATCCAACAGGCGATGATTGAGAATGATCGTCAGTTGTCTGATCTGAAAAGAGGCGAAAAAGCCCTCAAAGAGCAAATGGAGGAATCCAATGCTCAACCAGTGCGGCCAGTATCGCCTCCAGCCGCAGATCCTATTGAGCAAATGGCGCAAGCCGTTTCTCCAGCGTCTGCTGCTTGGCTGCGAGATAACCGCGACAACTTAAAAGATGAGCGCAGCATCAGAAAAATGTTCCGCGCGCATGAAGACGCTCTTGATGAAGGTATCTTGGCGGATACGCCAGAATATTTTGGCTTCATTGAGCAACGCCTTGGCGTTCGCAGATATGAAGAAGAGGCTCCAGAGCCATTGTCTGCCGCTTCGGCGCCAGCACCTCGCAAGTCAGTATCGCCTCCAGCTGCTCCTGTCTCTCGCGGTAACGGAACGCGCCCTGGCGTTGTCCGTTTGACAAGGGAACAGGCTGATACGGCTAAAATGATGGGCATGACTGAAAAGGAATATGCCACGGCCATGCTGGCGCTTCGCGAAGAAGGCAAGCTTACACATTAATGGAGATATAGATGGAAACTGTAATTAAGCGTAACCCACGCCCTCGCGGCCTTCTCAATCTGAAGGCTGATGAGCCAGCTGTGGCTACAGAAGCGCCACAAGATACGTTGAGAGGCCCTATGCGCGAAGAAGATTCTTTATCAAGAGCCGCCCAGCGCGCCGCAGAATTGCGTGGGCATTTGAAGGATGAAGTCAGCGATTCTGAAGACAAGTTCTTCATTGACATTGATATCATCCCAGACGGCTGGACGTATGAATGGAAGCGCCACACCATTTATGGAGAAGAAGATCCTGCCTATCAGGTTCAACTAGCCCGCGCAGGCTGGACGGCTGTTCCTGTTCATCGCCATCCCAACATGATGCCGCACAATACTGACCATAAGGTCATTACGCGTGACGGCATGATTCTGATGGAATGCCCGACGGAAATCATTGATGAGCGCCGTCGCAATGAATTGGTCAAAGCGCGCAATCAAGTTCGCCATAAAGAGGCGCAGCTTGCTGGAACGCCTGATGGAACGCTTACGCGAGATCATGCCCAGGTTAAGCCAAACATCAAGAAATCATTTGAGGCTATGCCAGTTCCTGAGAAGTAAAAAGGTAATAAAAAGCCTTTCTTGTTACCCAAAAATAGAGCCGTCGGAAGAAATTTCGGGGGCTCTTTACTTTTAAGTCTATGTTTGCAATAATTACTACAGGCTATCT